ACGTTTGACGAGAGATTCGGTTGTGGCTTCCGTTTGTGTCTGGATAGTTGTATCGACAGACGCAAGACGTTGAAGAGCATCGTTGAGACGAGAGTCCTGAGCTTGAATAACATCCCACATCGCTTTGATAGTGGGATCTTCGAGGTCAAGTTCCTCGGGGGGTTTGACTGCTACGGGAGTTTGATCTTCGATCGTCGCGGATTTGATCGACTCAAACGCACGTTTACTAACTTCGGCAAATTCGGGATTGTCTTCTAGGAACTTGTGAAAGTCGGCGTAGGTTTGGATTGTGTCACGGTCGAGTCGTGTTCCGTCGGGGAGATCGTAAAATTCGGGTGCTGTAGTGGGTTCCGTAGCGGTAGGCGTAGGAGTAGATTCTGGAACAGGTGCAGGAGGGGGAGTAGCCGACGTCTCCCCCTCCGCACTCTCCCCTTGCTCAGAAGAGAAACGTTGCCGAAGAATTTCTGACAGTTCCTCATTGGAAGGATCAGAAGACTGGATGGCAGCAGCCAGTTCTTCTTCGGGGTCGTAAGGCTGAGTAGGGTCGTCGGGCATTACTGCGCTCCGCTAGAACTACCAAGGGCACGATTAAGTTCGTCCATATTCGGCATACCGGCTTGTCCACCAGGAGCGTTACCAGCACCACCACCAGCTAACGCCGCCATAAGATCAGGAGGAAGACCGCCGCCAGTAGCAGATAGACCACCCATACCAGGGTTAGCTCCCATAGGTGGAGCGCCACCAGGAGCACCACCAGGCGGCATAGGAGGACCACCCATACCAGGACCAGCTTGTCCACCAGGACCACCGGATTGCGGACCCATCGCAGTACGGATTTGGTTCACAACAGTCTGCTGCAAATTTGTGAGGAATTGGATATCGGCGTCGGGGAGTGCTTGTAGCTGGGCGATCTGAGTCAAGAGCTTCTGCATACCATCTGCGTATGATGTCTGCTGTTGTTTAGAAGGAGGCATCGTAGCTCAGAGGAAGTAGATATAGGTAGTGAAGCCGGTGTCGGCTGCGCTAGAGTTGATGACAAAGTTTGCTGGAGCGGGGTTAACGAGAGTAATGAGATTGAAGGATGTAGGGTTGAGAGTGATACCAGTATCGGCACCAACACCCTTCAACTTCTTCACAGTAGTTGAGCCACCAGCGAATACAATAAGAACTGCCGTCACATTGACGGCAGTTGGGATAGTGATTGTGTTGTCGCCGTTAGCGAGGACTAAATCAGTAACAGCCCCCGCAGCAGCAGTAGAAGATACGGTAATGGCACCGATAGAAGAACTACCAAACGGCAATCCTGCTACGGTGCCTGTTACCGAAAAAGTACCAGTTGCCATTACGGCTTCAAGTCCTTAACAGGCTTGTCAACGCCGTCGAGGCTCTTCGGCTTAATAGCCGAACCATACGTTCCATCCTCGGTGTGTCCCATACGGATGAACTGGTTCGTAGACTTCTTGTAGTTTCCGCTGGCTCCAACGCCACTATCTGCGGCCATTACTTCCTTCCCTTTCGAGAGTGCTTACGGCCGCCCTTACGCTTAGAGGAATATCCTCCATGTACGTTAAGACCGGCTGCGGCCATTACTTACGCCTCCCCCTACCCTTTCGCTTACCGCCTCGTCCGTGAGTAGGGATATGCGACCCTCGCAATTTCGCTGCGATCGGCGGCACATTACCTCCTTATTTGGGAGGGGTAGAGGGAGGTTATTCTTCACTCCCCCTACCCTAAAAACTACTTGCGCTTACCCCGTCCGTGACGACGTCCACGTCGAGCCATGATTACACCCCCCTTCGACGATTCGACCGGGGGATCATCATATACCCCGTTAACACGTTTCTTCCTGCCAGTCATTCGTCACAGCATTACGACGACATTCCTGGTCTTGTTCCCAAGGCGGATCATCTGAATCATCGTACTTAAAATAAGCACGATGCCCTCCGAGAGTCACACCAACAAATTCCGCCGCAGCATCATCGCCGCCACGGTATCCAGCAGGCTTCGGAATCATAGGAACAAGTTACCTCTCTATAGGCGAAATGGCAAGGTGGTATTTCACTGTTTGCGTTGTGAACGTTGACGTGCAGCAGGAGGCTGGAAAGTACCCTGAGCGATTTGTTGATTGATCCTGTCCAAAACACGTTGCCAATTCGGGAACTGATTCGCCTCAAACCAAGCCTGACGATCAATGATCCCCATACCATACGCTTTATCAGCCTGCGAAGAACGAGCTTGCCGAGAAGTAGGCATCTGCGAACCAGCATTGACTTGAATGGTGTATTTGAAAGCTGGAGCGCCTTCATCGGTTGGGAGTTCAAAATGGTGGGCTTTTAAAGCGATGGCGGTCTTTTGTCCTTCGGGACCGAGAGTTGCGACGTATCGAGGTTCGGTATAGTTGACTGTGATGAGGTTGGCAAGTTTAATTCCAACACTTCTAATTGTCTCTTCCAGATTTGAGATTGCAGCTCGAATTCTAACAAAGGCCGATTCTTGGATAGACTGCATAGTAGAATCGGAAGGGAGACTTGAAGTGGAGGAATTTTGGGAGAGTGCTGTAAGTCCACTGATAACCTCCATCCGCTTGATCCAGAAGTCGATTAGTTTTGGCACAGAATCAGGCATAGAAGGAGGTTGGAGCCAATCTGGTTTGTTTTGCATTCCACCAGGCCCAGAGATACGTAGACGTTGGCCTGGACGATTAATGATGCCAACACGATCGGTTCCAGCATTTGCAGATTCGATGAAGATGGGATTTCCGAGAAGTTCTGCATTTTGCTGCATCGCAGTCAGTAGACGGTTTATGTAGATTTGGGGGAGAGCTAGATGATCGACTAGGCTGACTCCGTACATTTCCCCAATATCGTCGAAGCACCAACGATCGTAAGGGTGGGAATGTAGTTCAAGATCGTCAGCGTATTCGTCGAATAGGACTTCTCCAGCGCAGACACATATAATTCGCCAACGGGTGTCAATGGCGACCTCTGCACCCTCGACAACTTCGTCAGGTTCATAGGGGTCGTTTTCTTTTAGCCAGTATTCGTAGAGGACGAAGCCGGGTAGGACGTCCATATTCCTTTGTGGACTAACACCTCCCCATCGACCGTCTCCGCTTCCACTAAAACCTCCATAGGTTCCTGCCCCTGGAAGGTTACCCGGATTCGCTTTAGGGAGACGCGCACTATCACCACTCCAAGTAGGCTTCTCATCGAAGTCGGGAGTTGAATCAGATTTGGCTTCTAGTAGTAGACGACTTCCAGGGAAACGCCGTTCGATTTCATCAAGCGACATTCGCCTAGCTTCGACGATATAAGAACAGTCTTCGAGAGAAGTAGCTGCTGGGTCGAAGTATAATGCCCAAGGGTCGATACGGATGAATTTGGCGTTGCCTTGTCCGCCGGCAAGAGACTGATCCCAGATAGTTTTACTAAATCCGCTACCGTAGGTTAGCCCATCCCAGATAATAAGCTTCTTCTGAGCTTCATAGGATTCGTTCGCCCAGTTCGCATCCATTACATCCTCGAGGTCTTGGGCAAGATTCCCGATGAACATAGTGAATGGAGAGCCGGGATCGGCTGCGGCAGCAACGTCGATTTGAGTATGCTGGTCAGCCATCCACGCAACAATAGCGGATAGGATAGGGTAGATTTCTGATGTGCGTGGGGATGGCTGCCAGGACGTTCGTGTTTGTGCCCCGATACGATTCATCACTAGGCGATAGTTACGAGTCCAGATATCGTAACGGTTGCGTTTCTCGTTGCGGGCACGGAGGTAGAGTTGCTGTAGGCGTTGGACTAGCTCAAATGTATTGTTGCTAGTTGCGACGGCCACGCCTCTTACCTCTCTTGCTTTTACGACTATGCTTCGGAAGTCCCTTAGATTTTGCGCCTTCGTTCACCCAGCGTTGAGCGATATCAGGATGATTCATCCAAAGATATCGCCGTTGGGATTCTGATGAAAAAGGCATTATCCTCGGACGTTCTTCAAACGTGGATTACGCCGTTTAGCACCCTTGCTAGCTTTCCTCGTAGAAGATGCGAGGATAGCACCAGCGGCTTTCTTCCCGTACTTGCGGGCAATTTTGCCTTGTACGGCTTTGAAACCAGGGTGCTTCTTAGAATGTCCGCCTCGCCTAGCCACGCTTCGACTTCCTTGAACTCTTCCGACCCTTAGGAACGTTGAGACCAATACCCTTCACCATTCCGGTCTTCAACCCTCCGCCCATTTTTCCATGCCGTCCACGGCCAGCCCGACGATGCCTCGGTCGCTTAATCATTTATAGATCACCTTTGATGTAGAGGGTGGAGTGATTCCTAGGTTGTGTCTTACTCTATGTGTGACTTCTAGGCCGTCGTCGGTTACGCCTAGAGCTTTCGCTTCAGTGACGTCAACAGGTTGGAAGTTGTGTTCCATACCTGTGCGGATAGTCGCCTCTTCGGATTTGCGTTTGAGCTCATCTTTAAACTGTCGGTTACTCGAAACATAACTACCCGTTGCTTCATTGTAATGCGGAGCCATACCTCGCCGGAAGACGAAACTCGCACGGCGTACCACAAGTCCTCCACAGGATTGGCAAGGCATATCCATATGGCCGCCGATAGGACTGAATTTCGCAATGTGATACTCCTGCTGGCAGGACTGACAAATGTAGGAGTAGATCACACAAGTTCCTGCTGGTTGAAGATATCGAACACGTCGGATTGGGCGGTGCGTTCTTCGGCGTAGGGGCCTTCCGTCATGCTTGCAGTAACGCAAATTGCAAGAGCCATAACAGCATCGTCATGGACTTTGGGATCGGCATTACCCATATCTCCATTTCCGAGAACACAATAGTTGCGGAGTTGGCGGTAAGTCTTTTGATCGTGGAGAGTGATTGACTGGTCTGCGATAAGAGACTTAAGTTTACCAATACACCACTGTTTGCGTTGCCAATTAGTTGCCCAACCGTAAGATATTGAAACCTTTCCTGGCGCTTTATCTGCCCAGCGGTGTTGCCATACGTTAGGGTATCCCGAAGTAAGAATGGCAGCAACAGTGGCTTGTCCACCACCTTCAACTTCAGGACACAGCTCGGCGTCGTGATAATAACGTCCAAGGAGCATCATCTCATTAGCGAAGTTGATGGGGTCGATACGACCGTGCCATACAGCAACTTGTTCCATCGAACCCCGGTTAATAACTTGGATGCAAGCAGGATCACCGGAAATCGTCATGCTCGGATCAGCGGCGATGAAATAACGGTCCCATCTACGGTCTCGATTATTAGGCGATCTATAAATTGTGAGTGGTCCTTGATGGTCTGGAACGAAGCGGACTCCAGTTCCATGGAGATCGTCAGCAACAAGCGTCCCTCGGTAGCCGCGCTCGGCCGCATAGACAAGCTCAAGTGCCGTATAGGGGAAGACGTTTGTGCCAGATGTGATAAAAGCTTCCTCAGCAGTAGAGGGGTATTCCTGATGGAAGAGTTCGATATCCGCACCACAAAGATTACGGATTGCCCAACGTCTCCACTCGAGGTTTTCATAGGAGGCTCCGAGACGAATTATCTCTCGCTCTTCCGGCAATAGTTCAATTTCGGTGGAGAGCGACGTCGGCATGGAATATTCGAAGTGTTGGAACCAGGGGTAGAACAAGGGGATGTAGTCGGATTCGCCTTGTTCGGCAGCGTTCCATTCTTCATGGAACCAGTTACCGATACCGTTTGCGGTAGACTCTAGTACCATGATCGTGCCGTGTTTGTTCGGAATCGTTTGCCGTAGTCCAATCATCAATGCTTCCGGTTCGGCATAGAAAGCGCACTCGGAAGCGTGGACGGCGTGTAGAGTACGGCCACGGCCGGATTGGACATTCTTCGCTGTTGCGACTCGGATAGAGCTTCGGTTTTCTTCCCATGACAGCCGCCTCTGCGTAGAGTGTTTGGCTGTGTAGATATCATGGTAAGGCCATGTATCCCAGTAGAGTTTAGTTTTCTCGAAGAGGTATTGGCTTGCGTCGTTTTCGTGGGCGATTACCAACCCTTGAGTTCCAGGGTGTATGAATGACCACCAAAATAGTACCCCTT